GCTTGCTGATTGTCTGGTATATCCTGCCATTATCTTTTTCCTGACTGTGCAAATTCAAATACTAGCCCTTGAATAGAATGTGGGCTGGCTACTGCGTCTGTTACGAAGGTAGCTCTAGTCGAGTAGCCGCTGCCTTGTATGTCCGACACGATGACGGGCTTACTAGAGCCGCCATATTTAACGTCTGTAGCGTTATAAGTGATGTTTCTTCCACCATAGACTGTAGGTGCGCCGGTAGAGGTTTGGCTGTAATCCCGTGGCGTAGAGGTGTCGGGATCAGACCAATCGTACTCTATGTTGAGCAGCATGGTGAATGGGCCTTCTGCCCTAATAAACGTATTTAATTTATGAATCACTTTGCGGATTTCAGTGTCGCCAAAGTCTAAAAACGGCGTGGAGTAGAGGCTGATAATGTTAGCACCGGCTAGGCTGTTGCCTGTCTCTTGGCGGTATACCTTACCATCAAAACCGCCATGTAAGACGTACTCCTCTGCTCCTATGTATTCACTGGTACAGACCGATACTTTAAAGCCCAGTAACTCAGAAAACTCCCACCCCATGCCTTGTGGAGTACTGGTTAAGCCACCTAATATGCCCTTGCCTTCGGAAGTATTGTCTCCCACAAAAAGACGGATTTGAGACTTAGCTCTGATGACCGTAGAATTAAGCGTATCTAAATCCTCGTTACGGATAATATCAGTGAGCTTGGCTTGTATATTTTTACTTATAGAGCGGATCTCTACGTCACCGATATTGGCAGTTCCCGATACAGGGCGTAGGCCATCAGGGCTAAGAAATATTAGATCCCCACCTAGTTCTTGTACGGAGTCACGGGCTACGCAGCCTACATTGCTGGTTACATTATCGGGCTTAAACGGGGCCGTGGCTCCTTGGGCTGTATTCTTGGACAGCTTCTTAATTGCGTTCTGCCCGAATACAAATAAATCCTCACGAAACGGCTTTAGCTGAACGACTTTAAATCCTGCAGAATACTGATGACTATCAGCCGCCGTAGTCCAAGTGTATGGATCTTGTGGCGCTGAATGAGCAATGCCGTTTTGGTAGCTCGTATCACCAGCAATAAACAAATACTGCTCAAACACTTCTACGATTTCAGGGGCGTCATAGGCATTCGGCCCACCGGCGCTAGACGATCCACCTGAGTTGGTTGAGAGTACCTGCTTCCAGTTCGTACCATCGAAGATTGTCAGAGGGTTTATGCCATCAACAAAGGCCACCATAGAGCCACTGCCGAAGTTGAACTGCACGTGGCGTATCTTGTTAATCGTCTTAGAGCCGCTAACGGTATTATGAGTTAGACCAGTGGTGATTTTGCTCCAGCCAGAGCCGGTAATGTGTTTCCAGAAAGAGTAAGTATTTCCAGAAACATCCTTACGTGCGGCTATAATGTAAGGCGATCCTAAAATTTCATTGCGGTACATGCAGAGGCCAAGGATCTTACCTTCGGCTACAGGATTAGAAGACCCGTCTAATGCCTGTACTTCCTGCCCATACTCGCCACCAGAATAGGTAACCGTGGTGTCGTAGTGATCAAAGCCTTCGATGCGCCTATAGCCGCCGAATAAACTAGGCTCGTAGTTTAATAGACGAGTAGCTGCACCGGGATAGTTGGCAGCAAGATCCAGATGGTTCTCATTGCTATTCAACCCGCCTTTGCAGATTACTTTATATGAGTCGATACGATCCACTATAAACCACTCACTGATCTAAAACTGGCTGAAACATTACCACCGCCGAAGTTCACTCTGGTGTCTCTGACTTCGCTGTAGCTGTTGATGTATTGGGATTTCATGTCGGCTATAGCCCGTTCAAAGTTGCGCTGGGCTAGTTGGGCCGACTCTGGATTATCCTTAAACATATAGATGTGGTACAGCGCACCTTCTATGAAGATTGGCGTCAGTACGTCTGGGTAAACTGAAGCGCCGGTAGGTGTGTCGTTATATGCTACAAGCTCAGTCGGGTGCAGGAAGTATCTAAACTCTAGGCGATACGGCTTATCTGGTGCAGGGCTAATGCCAAATCCTACGCCGTGGCTGGGAAATACATACTCAGGCCGACCAATACCTGATGTAGCTGCGTCATCATCCTTATCCCGATAGCTCTTGTACCAGACATCACGATCTATGTACTGCAGTGAACGGTTTTCTGTGGAGAAGGTTCCATCACCCACGATCTGGAAAGAGTTCCACTCTAACGTCTTGGCCCTAGTCGGGTTGGAGTATTCTGTCTGACCTATGACAAGCTGAGTAAGCTCTTGAGCCGCATTAAAAGGCCACTCGAATTGCTGTGCGTTAAAGTCAAATATAGCGCTGTTAATCGCATCTTTAGCCGCCGCCTGTATGCCACGGGCGTTTTCAAAGTCAGATTGCGTAAGCTCGACTTCATTGAGTCGCCTTAGCACCCGATTAGTCAGGTCAATAAAAGTAGTCATGTACGGGCCTTTTTAAGCTGCGTTTCTAAACGGGCTGCTTGGAGTAGAAGTCGAGGTAGTCGCAAACGGCGACACATTTAGATCTGAACTTCTTGAAGTAAATGGCGGCTCAATCACGCTAGTAGTTATGTTTTGAGCGCCTTCGGCATTCACAATAGGGCTATTAAGAGTACTACTAATAGTACCAGTTAAGGTTACATTAGCATTAGACCGGCCTACGCTGGTGATAGTAGCAGTAGCACCGCTTTGGAATACGCCTTCTGGGTTGGCTTGAGTAGTAACCCCGATATTAGTAGACGGCCTACCGTCTGTGACTGCATCACCATCGATAGCGGTAGTTGATGTTACTGTAGTCGCTGCAGTGGCTTTTACAATACGATCAAACGAAACAACGACAGAGCTTTCAACTTCAGCGGATACTTGTGGCTGTGCAACTAACTGAGCAGATACAGGAGCATTGCAGGATATTGTTGCTGAAATAAGTGATGTCGATACTCGCTCTGCATCGATTTCTGCAGACGATTGTATATTGGTAGAGGTTCTTCCTAGACGTATTACTTCAGGATCTACCGTAGCCGATACAGCCAAATCGGCGGTAACACGTTCAGCTATTGCGCCTGTAACTACGGAAGCAAATGTATACGTTTCATCAGCTTCTGAGTTTTCTGGGATAGAGCCAGTAACCGTAGCTGCAAAAGTATATGTCTCGTCGGCTTCTGAGTTTTCTGGAATAGAGCCAGTCGCAGTAGCATCAAAGGTATAGGTGGTGTCGGTAACTACACCATCAAATGCTTCACCTATAACCGTAGCGGCGAAGGTATACGTTTCGTCTGCCGCAATATCTACGCCAATACCGGCATCTAAGGAGCCAGTAAATTCTAGCGTTTCATCAACCGCCGCATTAGTTCCCGTAGATCCAGATACTGTGGCAGCAAAATCGTAGCTAGTATCAGTCTCAGCGTCTGTGCCGGTAGAGCCAACCACCGTGGCTGATATCGTATATGTTTCGTCGACGGCAGCTATTCTAAAGTCTTGGCCTACTGCAGCGGTGACTGAGATTACATCGGCGCTAGCAGCGGCTTTTATTAACCTAGCAGGATCTACTGCTCCAGTAGATACAATGGTGGCTGCAGCTTCTCCTAACCGAAGTCGAATACTGTCAGTGACTGAGCTAGATGAAGATACATCAGCGGAAACATCCGCTACTCGTACTCTGTTAACTTCAATCGTAGAAGATAGTACAGAAGATGTACCGGCTTCACCATCTACAACTACTTCACTATCAACCGACGATGTAGATAGTATGTCACCAGACGCAGCGGCGGTTATTACGTTTAGTCTACCAGCTACTGTACCGGCAAAGCTATAGGTTTCATCCGCTTCAGCGTCTGTACCAGTGGAGCCAGCCACAGTAGCAGTAATGCTATAGGTTTCATCCGCTTCGGCATCTGTACCCGTCGAAGCAGATACCGAGCCAGTGATGCTATAAGTTTCGTCGGCTTCGGCCTCGATGGGCGGTGTGGAGGTAACGGTAGCACCGAAGCTAAATGTTGAATCTACTTGGGCATTTCTTACTTGTGCCGCTGCCGAACCAGATACTGCTATTGTGGCAGTGGCTGGGGCCGTTCTTACATTAAGCGCATTGATAGAAGCAGACGAAGCAATATTAGCGCTTGGTCTTCCCAGCCGTACTTTGTTAACCGCATCAGCGATAATCGTAGTTACCGAGGCAGCTATGTCAGAGGTACGAACTCGTTTTGCTGCTAGGCTGGTACTGGCGGCTACATTAGCGGCGGCTAGAGATAGGCGAGTAAGTTTACCTACTATCGAGGTAGTAGCCGAGGCAGTCGCCGCTGCCGCCGTAGAGCGGGTACGTTTAGCGGCTAGGCTAGTAGTGGCGGTAGAAGTGGCTGCACCCGTTGCCGTGCGTATTCTTACCTGGTCTACAGACCCGGTTGCAGTAGCCGTGGCGGCAGCA